GGTAATTTGTTTTTATGTGATTTTGGGGGGTAAATTCAAAAAATATCGTAAAAACCATTTGTTTTTATATTTTTAATAATATTTTAAAAATCAATTATTTCAAAATTTTCCAAAATATCTTAAATTTGCATAAAATTAAAAGTTTGCAAATCATTTTAAATTGGGTTTTTTATTAAATTTTTTTGGGGTGCTATAAAAATTATTAATATATAAATTGCTATTTATATTTTATCTTGATTTATTTGCAAATTTAAATAAAAAATTCGGAGCTATACAATTTCATAAATTGTAATAAAGTATCCATATTAGATTATTATTAGATTTAACCGTAAAAACTGGAAATAATATATTTGCAAATGTTTAACTTTATTTATTTAAAAATCGTAAAAATCATATATTTGAAAGCTTTAATTAATAATTTGCTAGTAATATATTTTACAATTTTGGCTAAGTTTGTAATTAGCAACTTGTTAATTATATATTATATAATATGGCGGAACCAGACATATATTTAAAACTAATAGTTACTAAACATATTAGCAAATTCGTAACTATAAGCTAGTTATATTGTTAGTTGTTAATTAGGCGGAACCAGACATTTTTCTTGCGAGAATTATAAAGTTACTAAACATCTTACGTAATTACATAACTTTTAACTTTACAACTCGCAAACTTGTAAACTTTTTATTTAAACGCATGATGTAAAAACTTTTTAGTTTTATGGTTTGCAAACTTGCAAGCGTTTAATACTTTGCACTTGCAAAAATTTTTCACCTTTTACATGCAAAATTTTTTCACGCTTTAGTTATACTGTTTTACATTTTTGCATGGGTAATACAATTAAGTGGTGTAGTTAGGTTTATATACTAAAAAAACGCATTTGTTATAAGTAGTGTAGGTTATCGTTTTTTTTATTATTATTATTTTATTGTTATTATATATTAAATTTTAATTTGCAATATTGCATAGTTATAAGTTATAATTATTTATAGTTTGCAAGTTTGCAGTGTTTTAATATTTTAATAATAAGTTTTGCAATTTGTAATTTGTTAATTTACAGCTTGCAAGCTATATATTATATAATTAGTTAGTTACTAGTTAGTAGTTATAATTATAATTGTGGCGTGCAGAGGTATATTTCTCCAAAGTATTACTTTTGGAAAAAGATTAAAAAGGTTAAAAAACGGAGAAAGGTAGTAAAGGTAAAAATTTGTGTGTATAAGTTTACAGAAAAATTTAAAAGTGAGGAGTGAGATATATAGAGTGAGGTAAAGGGAAATGGAAGGAGAGAAAAAACAAACAGAAGAAACACAAGAAACACAACAAGAACAAAAACAAGAAGGAAGAGAGCAAAAGTATGAAGTTAGAATTTTAAGACAAATAAGTTATCTGCCGACTGTTTTTATGTTAAAAACAAAATGGGGACAAGTAATAAAAATTTCATTAATTTCAGATTATTTTATAGACTGTGCAAAATATGTATCAAGATCAGGGTTGACTTTTGAAGGTTGTTATAAATATCAAAATAATCAACTTGAAGAAAGTAGGGGTATATATTACACGCCAATTGCGTCTATGATTTCAGTTTATTCAAGAAACAAAATTAGTAGAGATATAGAAGATATGAAAAATATTATTTCAAACATTTTAACAAATCATGGGTTAGCAAATTCAAAATTACTAATTAGTTACAGTAATTACACAATAGAAATTTATGATAAGTTTGTTAAAGGTAAATTGTATGAATTTGAACAAATTGTAGAACAAGGACATTTATTTATCTATAATGTTCCATCGCCGAAATATATCAGACCTGATGAATTCGAAGTAACAAGGAATATTCAGATATATAACCACGTTATTGAAAGCAATGGCAATATAAAATTATATCATCTGTATTCTAGTCCGGGTTTGGCGTATTTAGTTTATGTGCCTGAGTATGTAATGTTGACTATCAAATCACCCGATCATGAAGAGAAATTGACAGACCTATACAGTAATAACTACTACATAATGGCACATCCGGTTCCTACACGCAAGGTAGACTAATTTTTTAATTTAATCTTTTTTTATTTTTTTTATTTTTTTATCTTCTGTTTTTCCTTTATTTTATTTCTTTAGTTATCTTTATTGCTCTTTATTCTCATTTCTTTTATTTTTCTATCTATAATTTATTGCATTAATTTGATTATAATCAAAGAAAGGAAGAAAATTGGGTATTTATGAGTTGTCTGTTATTTTTTATTCTAAATAAATAGAGGAAGAAGAATTTAAGTTAATAGTTTTTAAAAGGATTTATATTTGTCATAAAGCTATTATATCACGTGAAAGAGAATGGAAAAGGAAATAGAAGAAAAAAGTAACGGTAATGAGAAAGAAAAAGTACTTGTATTTTTTAACTATAAAAATACAAGTCATGGTGGGTACGCAGATACCATATTATTAAGTTTTAATACTAAAAAAATTATAAGTTCACGGTTACATTTAACTGCTAGTGGTAGGCACGGTACAAGGTCTTACCTTTTATATCCCGCTAAATATTTAATGTATTCAGTTTATCGCAGTAATTTAGCTAATGTTCAAATAAAAGTAAGTGTTGTAAGTATAGAGAAAAACGGTGCTATACAACAAATCCAAGAATATGTGCTATACAGCGGTAAACAACCGGTTACAATGCTTGATGGATTACCACAAAATATAAAAGAAATTTTATATGTAAATCTTGGAAGTTTGCCTTTAAGTTATTATTTAATTCCACCAGTGGGAGAATGAAAGCTATAATTTTAATCCTTTTTCTTTTATTTTTGCCTTTGACTATTTTTTATATATTTGAGTATTTTAATGTAATACCAAAGAATTGGGACGTTTTTTATTTGGGTATTATAATGTTATTGGGTTATATTTTTGTTTATATACCACTTCTTGTGTTATTGGATTTAAAATTACGTCAAAATAGTTAAAGGTATTTCCTTTTTTTATATTTTTGTTTTCGTTTAACAATAATTTATTTCATTATTGTGATTAAACAAGAGATTAATTTCTTATTCGTTTCTTTTGTTTAGTTATCTATAATTTATTGTATTGTTATGATTATAATCAAAGAAAGGAAAGAGATTGGATATTTGTGAGATGTTTGTTGTTTTTTATTCTAAAAAAATGAGAAGAGAAGAATTTAAGTTAATAGTTTTTTAAACGATTTATATTTGTCATAAGATTATTGTATTTAAGGGGAAGAAGATTATGTTAAATAAACTATTAGTAGTTTATTACAATCGTTCCATATTGCTTGAAAATATATCTACAGTTGCTATAGTTGGTAATAACGGAGTCGGAAAAACCGCGTTTTTGGAGAGAATAGCATTAACGAATAAGGATAATATTTCTACAATTTTAAATACAAAAGGTAGCATTAATTATGAAAACTTTTCAGTTAATATTAACGATGAAGAAGTAAAATGTGAACATGTTAAAGCAGAAAGAACACGTCTTCCATTTAATTCTGTTATTTCACCTTTTTCTGAAATGTATCATTATGATTGTAAAGGTAGTACTAAGTATAAGGTGATGATAATATATCCTTACGCCTTTCGGACAATGGTTCACCAACCACATTACGGTATATTTGTTAAGCCTGATGATGAAGATATGAAGTTCAATGACATGATAAAAGGACTTATTGATGGTGCTGTGATACGTGTAGTTGATGATTTTTTATATGAAAACGGTGATAATGTAACATATTTGGATAATTTAGGAAGAGGTATTAGTAACACGGTAAAGTTACTTTGGTTGGTATATCATCATAAACCAGATATACTTCTAATAGATGATATCGAGACACTAAGCTTGCACCCTAAAAGGTTACAAATGCTTCTTAAATGGTTTACAGAATATATAAAAGATAATAAATTAAAGTCAATGCTGTTTACCACAAATAGTGATGCATATGCTAATTTAGCAGAAGTTGATGAGGGAACAAAATTCCTGTTTGAGGGAACAAAATTCCTGTTGTTGCAAAAAGATAATTATATTATAATGAATAAAGAAGAAGTTTTAAATAGAATAGATTATGAAGATTTGAGGTATACAGCATTAAAGGATATGGGGTTTGGGCTTCATGAAATTTCATAATATTTAATTATGGGTTCACCCAACTCAGGTCCTTCAATTCTCTTTGAAAGCCAAGTGTGAGACCAAGAGAAGATTATTTAGTGGAGCTTCTTCCTATATGATATCCACCGTGTATTAACAATGTTGATAATAGTGTAAATAATATATCTACATAATTTTGGTTATTTAATAATTGTGGGTTTATAAATACAAATAATAAAGCTAAAGCAAAAATTGTTGCATGTACTATAAACACAATTGTATTAAATGTGTTATTTGAATTTGAATTTGACATGTTTATCAATTTTATATTCATTTTGGTGTATTTATTTTTATAGGGTTATAATATAGGTGTATCATTTTTACGCAATGCTTTTTAACGAGTTTATTAAATATATAATGTATGATACAACTTTGTTTGAAAAATAATAGTTCATACCAAATTAATTTACAGCCAATTGTAAACGCTATAAATAAACAAATACAACAAGATTTTTACCCTATTTGGGATATTGAAGCTATAATTTCGGCGGATCCTAATTGTACAGGTTGGCAAGTTATAATTGAAGATAATAGCGATGTGCCAGGTGCAGGTGGTTATCATGATGTTGATAATAATAATATACCTTATGCTAAAGTTTTTATAAACAGTTTTAATAATATTGGTTTTTCGTGGACTGTAGGTCTTTCACATGAAGTTTTGGAAATGTTAGCAGACCCATACGTAAATACATTATTAGCCGTATCGCCTTCTTTTTTATTTTCCAAATTTTATATGCAAGAAGTTGGCGATCCAGTTGAAGATTATTATTATGTAATTGATAATATACAAGTTTCTGATTTTGTTTATCCGAATTATTTTATACCTAATTCTAGTCCACCGTATGATAAACTAGGTATTTTAAAACAGCCATTACAAGTATCTCCAGGTGGATATCAAATAGTTTTTAGTTGCTATATTGCCGGCGGTTTCCAAGATATAATGGGAGAAAAGAAAAAACAAAAAATGTGTCATAAACCGGCAATATTAAGGCATCATAAAAAATTAAGAGAATTATTAGAAAAGTTATAATTATAGAATGCAAATTAAAAAATTAGAAAGAACAAGCAATAATGCACAGTGCTATATTCCTAATATTATATATACAGCCAGTGATAACCATGAAGCTTAAAAACCAAAAATATTTTTAAGTGTCATAAACCATAAGTAATACGATGAAATATGGAATACAGCCTGGAAGACATGGTATATAGCATAAAAGAAGAAGAAATATACAAAATTTTAATGAATACTATCAACTTTTCAACAAGATTCAAAATTTTATTTTACACTAAGCAAGACGTAGAAATATACGGTTACTTAAAAATAAGCGGTAAAATATTAAAGTTTGAAATACAATTTTACCACTCATTTAATAATGATACCATTTTTGTTAATATAACAATAGGAAAAATAAAAATAACAAGGAAACTTGAAGAAGTGATGTAAATGACAATGAAAGTGGTCTCATTTAAAATTGACCCAGAAATGCTGGAATTGTTAGATAGATATGCAAGTAAACACAACATGGACAGAAGTGAAGTAATAAGGAGGGCGATAGATAAAGTGATAAAAGATAACAACACTTATAATATAAAGGTTGAAAAATTTAAAATGTACAAGTAAGCAAAACTTAAAGGTATATTTTTTTTATATGTTGTAATTTAAAAAAGTGAACCATAACATTTTGTTTTAAATTCACAATGTTTACAAATAAAATTATTCACGCCCGGTACTTTTTTATAGTCTTCAGCTTTTAAATACTCTTTATACTTTTTTATCCACTCAATCGCTTTTTTTGTCTGTTCCTCCAATACTTTATCATCAATTTTATATTGCTTAACTTCTTTCGTTATCCTATTTAAATATATAATATACACATTATTAATCTTGTAATTTTGCTTTTTTAAAATATAATAATAAAGTGCAACTTGGTATAAATGGTATTCCCTGATTTGGAAATATTGAGTTGCAATTGTTTTTAACTCAATGAGGTCATTATTACAAATTAAGTCAATTCTTCCATTAACTTTTAAATTTTCTATTTCATCATGTATTTCAATTTCAACTTGGCAATTTAATTTTTCTTTGAAATATTCTTCAATATGTTTGTGTTGTTGTTCTCCTAAGTCTAAATAAATTTCATTAATTTGTTTTTCAAATTCAAATTTGCGAGAAAGATAACTCCTCCTAAAACATATTCCAATTTCGCTAGGAAAAACTACATCTTCTGCATATTTGCGTCTAAAAGATTGTTTTATTAAATCTTCATAATTCATAGTTATCTTTCCTCTAAGTTAGAAAATCTCATAAATTCTGTTATTTTTTTACAAATTTGCTCACTCGGTTCTTGGCCTATTTTTAAATCAACATCAAATGCTTGCAAAATTAATTGTACATCTATTGCTTGTTCTTGTCTTCTTGATTGTAAATTATCGCAAACAATATAATTTGTAATTTTATTAATTTTATCTTGGATAATTTCAACTAAAGCTTTTAAAATTGAAGGGTATAATACCCTTGAATTTATAATTTTATCATATGTTTTCTTAATTGCTAATTGTGTAATATGTATTCTGTCCAAAATCGCAGAAGTGAAAATTTCATAATTATGCAAATAACCTTCAATATCTGGTGCTTCTAATTTATTAATTATTAAACTATAGGGGTTACCTGCATAAATAATTGGTATACATTTTTGTATTGTTGCGGACTTTGATTCTGTCCCGGCGCCACGAGTCCAAACACAATTTTCAATCCCGGTACTTAGTGTTGAATTTATTGTATTTAATTCTTTTGAAGAAAAACCACTTTTCCATGTTTGTATTTCGTCAAAAATTAAACCGTTTGACAAAAATACTGCACCGTACATGTTATTTCTTGCATCATAAATTAAGTTTGCATATGTTGGAGCTTCTGTGTAATAACGAAAATTAAATACTTCTTGCAAAATCATAAAAGTAGTAGTTTTTCCGGTTCCCCTGTTTGAAATTTCAATATAATTAATTTGCCTTTTTGTAATTGGGGACTTAAAAAGTGGCATTAAACGCGGTAAAGTTAAAAGTATATCATCTTGTTCCATTTTTTGCGGGTCATAACCGAAAGCTTGCAAAAGTAGGGCATAAGTTTGTTTTTCAGCGTTTGCCAATTCAAATAATTCTTTTGCAATTTCATAATTATTTGGCGGTTCAATTGAAAAAATATCGGAAATATACCAATTTGATGACCCTTTTTTTATTTTTACAAACATGTAAGAAGTAATTAAATTATAAAAATCATCCGGGTTATCGGCGATTTGATGTGGGTCAAATTCGCCGGTAAAGCCATTTTGAAACCTGGCAATTATCAAATCATCCTTTACTTTAAAACTTGTTATTTTAGAAATAAATTTTATTTCGTGAAAATAGGGTAGGTTTGCGTTAAAGTATTGATAATCTACCCCACGTTTATAAGCTTTCAAAATTTCATTCTTTTTTGTTTCATCAATTTGCTTTTCTCCTAAAATGATATTGAGAATTCTTTCAGTATTGCGGGGGTTGTAAAAAAAAGTATGTAACTTTACCTTTTCTAGCCATTGAAACTGACTACTCATAAAAAAAATATTGTCTTATGACACTTTAAAATTCTTCTTCAACGTTTTTCTTTTTTGGTTTTTTTGTTTCGTTATTATCATTATTTTCCAATTCTATTTCTTCTTCTTGTGGTGTATTACTATTTCTTGGTGTGAACTTTATATATTCATTCAAAACTTCCGCATATTTTTCTAGAAATTGGCCAATTAATAAGAAGTCTTCAGCGTCGCTGGCTGTAATACCTATTTGTTTTCTATAATTGTTTATACTATGTATTGTCATACTATATCTTATTTTTCCATTTTCCGGTATTGCATTCAATTGTACAACTATTCGCTTTAAGCCCTTAATTTTTAGCACTCTTGTCGCTATTTGCTCTTTTTCTTTAGCTTCTCTTCCTAAGTTTTTTATTATTTCTTCGAGGGAAGCCATCTTCGACCTCCTAATTATAAATATATAGTATGACAAATATAAATATATATAATTTCCTAACTAGAAAAGTGGGGGTAGAAAAAAAATATTTAACTTAAGTTAAAAAATATAGATCTTATTAATTTCGATAGTTTTACCTTATATTTTTTTGACAATTCTTCTAGTTTTTGGTAATACAATTCATCAACTGTTAAAAAAACACGTTCATCATAGATGTAATAGGTGTCTTTTGGTTGAAACTGTTTTTTATTAGTCAGCAATTTGTCAATTTCCTCGAGAATTTTTTGTCTGTTTTCATAAAAAAACTGTTTATACTTTGCTGGTATCCTGAGTTCGATATATTTCATTTTCTTTTTCATGGCAAATATAAATTTGTATAACACTTAAAAAAGATTGTGTTTTATATTTTAGTGTCATATGTTTACTTTTTGGTGTGGACAGTAGTAAAGTTTTTAGGTATCATGATCTTTATTTTTTTACATATTTTGTTACTATTACCACTAACTATCAATTTTCAGATGTTATTCCTATTGTAAAAAAATTTAGAAAATATATCTATAATCATGACAAAAATGCACATTTTATAAGCGTAAAAGAATATACTACAAATTTTCACGGTTTACATTATCATGTTTTAGTTTTTACAAATAAACGGCTTGATTATTTTAAAATACATAAAAATATGCCAAGACATGCAGATATAAATATTCAATCGGTTCCAAAAACAAAAAAAGATATAAAAAATGTATACCTTTATATGAAAAAAAGTAAAAAATAAATTTATGCGTTTCTTCTTGTTAAGTACTCTTCAATAGCTTCTTCAATGGCACTCGTTAAAGTCATGTCCTTCTTAGCACAGTAAAGTTTTAGTCTTGTTTTTAAGTCTTTGTCAAGTTGTATACCAAATATTACCTTTATTTTTTCTTTTCTTTCTTGCATTGTTTCACCATATATTTATAAAAAGTATGACATATTTATAGCTTTTTATTTTTTAAATATTTTCATTCTCATTATGAAGCATATATGATACCCTTTCAGTTTCACCGCAAAAAACTACGATGTTAAACATGTTACGGTTATAGCGCCAATTTATTTTTATATGTTGTGGATATTTGAAAGCTTTTACAATATAATGTAAAATTCCTATACCTTTTTTCTCATATTTCTTTTTTGTAATATTCATTTTGATTTTAATAGATAGTAAATTTTCATATTCTAAAACCATATAATCATAAACATAGTCGGGATAACGCATTTTCAGCCAATTAAAGAGCTGAAATGTGTATTTTTTACATTCAAGTTTAACAATTTCATCCATAATTTATGGTTATGTTTTTTGCAATTAAATACTTTTCTTCCAGTTCCAAGATATGGTAAATTATAGGTATGTATATTGGTAGTAACTAGTACAATTACAACAGAACATATATAATATATTAGGAATATAGCACTGCGTGTTTGTTATTTCATAGCGAAAATAATTTTTAAATAAAAGGCCAAAATCACAAATTTTGCGGGCTATATATAATATATTAGGAATATAGTGTTGTGTACTTGTTGTGTTACATTGAAAATAGTTGTTATTGATAAGTAAGTAAAATTTAGTTATTGATAGTTTTTAAAATGGCTAATTACAATAAAAACAATACATATACATAATATTATATATACACCGTGTCAATTTTTATTTTAGAAAAATAAGATTATAACTGGAGAAACATGGCAAAGGGAAGAACACCCAGATCTTATTCACAGAGGTTTTCGAAATGGCAAGCTAAGTTTACTGCTTTTAGTAACCCAACCGTATCTTCAACAATTTTAACAAACATTTCGCCAATTGCACAGCAAAATTACCAAACTAATGTACCAAAGTTTACGAGTGTAAATGAAAATGTACGTGCAGTTTTATCACAATACGGTATAACAGGGCCAAATAGGGCAATATATCAAGGTTTCGGACTTAAAGTTGCTAGGGCACTTAATAGGTTAGGCAGTGGACCTGCGTTAGTTAATATGATAAGCGGTTTAAAGGCGTACTATGTTTCAGCTTTTAACGCCAACCCTGCAGTACTTGACGCTGTAACTAATATAATAACAGGTTCTACAACCGGGTACGTAAGTTAAGCTATATTTTTTTTTATTTTTTTTCTGTTTTATAGTTTATTAACGTCATAGTCCTAAGATTCTAAATATGAAAACTACAATTTTAACTATGAATTATTCATCAATTAGAAATGTGGCAGAAGATATAGCTTGTGTATTAAGAAAAAATGGAGAAATTGTTACAATTTCTACAATTCCGTATTTAATTCCACAAAGTGATAAATTAATTGTTTTTGTACCTTTTCACCCTCCTACACTTAACCCTTATCTTTACGCTTATAACCAATTTAAAAATACAAAATATTTTTATACAACTGCTGACGGAATACCAAATTTAGAAATTGTAAATAAATATTTATTACAAGATATAACTTTTATACCTAATTCTAAATTTACAGCTAAAAATTTGGAAGAAGTAGGTCTGAGAGTGGATTTGCCGGTTTTTCACGGTATAAATTTTGATGTTGTTAAAAAAGCTGAAGAATTTATACCGCAATTAAAAGAAAAAATAAATAAAGATTTTCCTAATGCAATAAAGTTTGGTATTGTCTCAGGTTTAACAAAGAGAAAAAATATGGATTTAATGTTAGAAGTATTTAGAGAATTAAATACAAAATATACAGAATTAGCAAAAAAAGTACACTTTTTTGTAATTTCTCATAAACAATTTAAAGGATATGAAGTCCCACAAAATGTACATTTTGTTAGCGAATTCGGTTATAATCCGAGAGAATATATTTTTGCTTTTTATTCAATTATGGATTATATAATTGTACCCTCCGGTGCAGAGGGCTTTGGTCTGCCAGTATTAGAAAGTATGGCGATGGGTACACCAGTTATCCATCAATTAATATCTCCATTTGATGAGTTTACAAGTTGGCAATGGAATTTGCTAATTAAAAATGATAAAGTTGAGGAGTATTATGATAAAGACCACGGTCAAAAATGGCAAATTTATAAATTTAATACAGAAAATATGATAAATGCAATTTTTATTGCAACTGAATTAAAAGACAGAGAAGAAAGAAGTAAAAACTTAAAAGAATTAGCTAAAAATTATGATATTGAAAGGTTATATATAAGGTTTATGGAATAATATTTATTTCTTTTCATATATTTTCCTTTTTATTTCTTCAATTTGTGTTTTTAGTTCATTTTGGCTTATTTTTAGTTCTTCAATTTGTATTTTCAAATTTTGTAGTTCTGAATCTACAATTTCTTTTACAGCGTCTTTTAACGCATTTTTAATTTTTATATAAAGTTGAATAATTGCAAGTAAAGTAGTTATTGTTGTTGAGATAATTGCAAATATTAAAGTTATTTCATCCATCTTCTTCACCGGTTGTGGGGTTTATGTCCATGCCCGGCAAATTATTCATTGTATTTGTTTGTATTGCAATAGGTTGCGGGTAAACTACCCTAAAATCACTTATTCGAATTTGGTTAGTTTTTGGGTCTTTTACTATGAGAAATTGAAAATAAAAAGTAAAACCCGGGATATATAAATCTACTATTAATGGAAAATTTATAGTTTTTACAAGAATAATTGAATTTGGAAGATAGCGAGATAAACCGTAAATTTGGCCTTGTAATTCCAATTCTCTGATTTTGTCAATTGCTAACCTAACAATTCCAAACAAGTTTGCAAAAGGGTCTATTTCTTTCACAATTAATATTTTGCAAAAAGGAGATAAAAAATACTCAGTGCCACTGCGCTATATATATTATATTAGGAATATGACTCGCTTTTTATACGGTTTTTTGTTATAAAAATATTGCAATTCCACAAAAATGCTGAGTTATATATATTATATTAGGAATATAGCACTGTTTTTGTGTAGTTTCACAGTTCCACCACGCTATATATAAAATATTAGGAATATAGTGTGGAAATTTTGTGTTACCTACTTGCAATATTTTGGAAGTTTTTATAATAAAATATCGGTTTATATTGTTTTACTTTAGTAGATTTTTGTGCTTGTTTTAACACATTTTCAACTTGGGCTTGGCCTTGCAATTGTTCTCCAAATTGTTGCGCAAATTGTAAATCTTCTTGCGAAACCCCATAAAAAGACCATTTTGTTTGCCAATAATTCAAAAAGTCAGAATAAGATAATGTCCTTTTTCCGGAATTATAACTATAATTTTGTTGATATGGATATCTAGCAATTTCAATTATTGCACTTGCCACCATTTTAGCGTACCAGACATTGGCATATTTTTTATTAACAATTTGTTGAATGTTGAGAAATTGTTGATAAGTAACAGCATAATTCTCAATTTCTGAATTATAAGCTATATTTGTCCCACCTGGTGAAGGGTCATACAAATGCAATTTAAACAAACTGCCAAATATTGAAATTACAGTTTTATCTGCCGTTAAAATAGCAACTAAATCTAGTTGTGTAACATTATTAGGATTAAATTCGGGAATTAAAACCGCAAAATCTAGAGGTGTATAATCCAAAATCATCCCAAAAATATCCGCAAAATTTTGCAAAATCATACCGTTTTGTAATTGTACTTTATAACTTGGTATTTCTTCAATATTTGGGACTAAAACACACCTATCTAGCCACCCAACATCAAGCGCAAGTCCACTATTAATTATTTCGTTTAAATTTGGAATAAACGAAATAACAAACTTAGCTAAATCGGGTAGTTGATTGTAGTTTATATTTAATGTATTTAATAAATCATTAACTCCGGTATTCTGTATATTTTGTAAACTAAAACTATCGGAACTTGTAATACTAGTATTACCAATACCTAAACTAGGTAAATCAACAGAAATATTTGAAACTGGTAATTGAGAAAAATATTTTTCAATTTTTTTACAAGAAGCGTTTTGGTATTCAATTGCTAATGCTGGTTGATAAACGCTTAAACCAAAATAAGTTTCATCAAAAACCGCCGGTTGATACAAAGTTGAACATAGTTTTACATAATTATCATATAAAGCGGTACTTTGTTGTACAAATTGTAAACCGCTTGCAGTACCAAACAAAGGAGTAAAACCTAGTTGTAAATTTGTAAAACTTGTTATATCAGAATTAAATGTTGAAATTGCTAAATTATTTAATGAAGAAAGCAAAGTTGTAATAATTGAAGCGTAAGCAATACCGTAATTTGTATTTATACCTTCCGGTATTTCAATACTTTCCAATGCTGAAGGTAAAACTGAAAAAACACCGGCATCAAACATCGCTGAAAATGCCGGAAATGTATTTCTATTTAAAACTTTTTGATATAATTTTTGTTTCATCGATGCAATATTTCTTTTACTTAACACAGTAGCCATAATTACAAATGTGCAGTTAAAAAACAAAAATTCACAATACGCATAATGTATATATATGTCATACACTGTAATAATTGTTGGTAAATATGGAGTTTGTAATTGAAGAAGCGAAAGAAAAAGAATTAATAAAATTTGCAAGGTTGTTAATTGAATTTTATCATTCGCAATCAATACCTCAAGGCAGTGGAGCTGGAAAATATTCCCGTTATTTTTTATATATTGCAAATGAAGAAAACCAAAAATTTATAGTTGCAATTGCATGGCTTCACGATAATACGCCTTTTCGTTTTATTGCACAAAATTATAATATTCCATTTGATAGAACATATTTTATTAGAAGAATTACAAAAACGGCACCTGGAGATTACTTAGTTAAATTTTTAATTGATTTAAGTGAAAAACTTAAAAATGACGGGATTGAAGTGTTGTGGACTTTAGGTATGTTAGACCATTCAAATGCTTTATATAAAAAAGCCGGTTTTCAACAAATTGGAGAAACAAATAGGACAAAACACCCAATATTTATTAAATGGTTAAATAAGGGGTAAACCATGAATTTCCGGCAATCCGGCAAATATTATGAATATAAAACTTTGGAAATATTAGAAAAAGGTGGTTATAAAGTTTTAAGAATACCAGTTTCCGGCACAGGTAAACAAGCATTGCCGGATATTATAGCAACACATAATAACGTAATTTTCGCAATTGAAGTTAAATCTACTTCAAAAAATTATGTTGAAATAGATAAACAACAAATTGAAAAACTGTTTAAATTTTGCGAAATGTTTAATTTTTGTGAATGCAAGACTTTAGTTGTTGTTCATTATAAAAAATATAAAAGTGTCATATTTTATAATTTAAAGCAAGATGTCAGAGACAAAGAGAAAATTAAGTTTAAGTACGGAAATAACGGCTAAACTTTATTTAGCTCTCGATGATTTAACAATGGCGTTAGCCACGTGTAATGATGAAAATGTTAGAAAAAGCGAAGTTTTTCAAAAAGCGTTAGAAGTTGTAAAAATTGTTAAAGAAATGAGAAAATTGCAAGTAAAGGGAGAAAGTGAGAAACCAAATGAGTAAGCTTTAAATTAAAAGGTAAAAATTTTTTGAATTTTACCAGTATCATTTATATTTTTGTTTTGCAGTAATATAAATAATATGAGTACAATATTTGACTTAGGAGCTATTGGTACGTTTTTCTCCGATGAAATATCAGCGTTAGAAAACTTTGCAAATTGGGTAAGTTCAACTTTTATAAATTTTATGAATGCAATAACGACAGATATACAAAATACACTTAGTTTTATAGGCCAAGCAATTGGCGATATACCAACTTTTATGCAAAATATTGCAACTGATTTTCTTACAATTCTACAAAATTTTGTACAAACTGCGATACCAATTATACAAGGTTTTTTAAGTTGGCTTGAACAACAAATTGTAAACGCTTTTCAAGTTTTATCATCAATAGCTTCACAATTTATAAATGATGCTTATGGTTTTTTTCAAAACATTGCAAATGTGTTTGCTCAAATAATTTCTACAATTGTGCAAGACTTTTTATCCGGCTTTGGTTCAAATATGTCTCGCATAGCGCCAGCAATTTCACAAATTGTACAATTTTTAACTCCTTTTATAGCTCCAATAACAATTGGTAAATTTTTACCTGCAATTTCAGAAAAATTAGCTGAAATTTTACCTGAAATTGAAATTTCTTTGGCACCAATTGGTTTAGGTGGTAGAATCCCAATAAAATTTGGAGAAATTATAAAAGCTTTTGCAGAATCTGGAGTTGATTTTTTAAATGAAGTTAGACAAGAAATACAAGTTACTCTTAAAGAATTTTTAAAAGAACCTTTTATTGCAGATTTTAAAATAACTGCAAGAGAAATATTTAATAACATAGGTTTGGGAGATTTACCATTTGCAGATCCACCATTTAGATTAATTGCCAATTGGGTAGCAGTTAGGTCATTTGAAGAAATTCAAGACCATTTAAGTGAAACAATTTTATTAACTGGTTTCCCCGCTTGGTTTACAAACGCTTATTTAACACCTCCGGCTAATGATTTTGTACCTTTAAACCCTATATTTAAACCCGTCTCAATTCGTGATGTCATTTTAGGTGCACAATATGGATTTTTGAATTTTGACGCTGTTTCACAATATTCATATAATAATTTAATAACTCCAAAAACTGCACAATTAATGTATAAAAATGAGACAGCACGTTTATTACAAAAAGCTGTTGAAGAAGGCATTAGACAATTTGTAGTAACACCTTCTCAAGCATATGAAGAAATTATTAAAAATATTAATTTAGCCGGTAAAGACCTATTTTTAAAAGTTTTTGACCTTGAATACCAATATGCAACACAAAGACTTATAAGACAATTTTTAAGATCACTTTTAAGTAGGGCATTGACCAATTTTGGAAGACCTTACATTGATTTAAAATTTTTACAAACAACAATACAAACTTTATTCAAAAGTTTAGGCTATCCAACACAAGTAGAACAAGTTTTTAATATCATGATTGAAGAATCGCAAATTGTTTATACTAACCAATTGTTACTAACACAATTACAACAAATTGTGAGATTGGGAATATTTAATGAAAAAGAAATAAAATCAGAATTAAAAGCTAATAATTTTAATGAAAATGTAGCATTGGCAATTTTACAAGGTGAACTTAAATACATACAATTACAACATTTACTAAAAGAATTTCAGTTTAAATTACAAAATTATATTATAAGTAGTAGAGACGCAGAAAAAGGATTAAAAAGCTTAGGTTTCGATAATTCAATAATTTCTGAGACAATTTTTGAGTACCAAACTGCACCACTTATAAAATATCAAATTTCGCAAATTGAAAGTTTAGCTAGAAAAGGGTATTTATCAGTTGATGAAATTAAAAAAGAGCTAAATGCAATAGGTGTTATAAAAGAGTTTGAAGATGTGTTTTTAAATTACCTAAACCAAGAAATTGCCATATCTTCAACTTTAAACGCATTAAAACAACAATTAAGAAGCTTTTTGATTGACCCCAAATTTGTGGAAACAGAATTAAGAAAACTAAAAGTAAATGATTATTTGGTAAATGAAATAATACAAGAAGAATATAATATAAACATTGCAAAACTTCAACTTTCGTTAATTGAAAGTATTGCAAAAACACTTTATTTTGACCAACAACAATTAAATACAGAACTAGGAAAAATTTTGAAAGATAAAACTGCAATTGACATTTATACACAAAAGTTTTACTTTGAATATATATATCCAAAAATTATAAGTTATTACACGCAATTAGCAAGACATGGTATAACAGCAAATATTTCAAAATTACCGAAAGATATTGTAGAATATGAAATTAAACCGGCAATTCAAGTTTTTCAATTAACAACAGAAATTGAATACATAAAAACATTATTAAAAGATTTACAAATAACTCCAACAAATGCGATAAGCAGACTTGAAAATTTAGGTATGCAAAAAGATTTAGCTAATTTATTTGTACAAACTTACATACCAACATTTTACAGTTTACACACAATTATTAGTAATATTGTACAAGGTCAATTGTTTAAAGTTGGTAAAATACCAGTAAACTTAGGTAATGCCGAAAATGAATTAAGACAACTAGGAATTCCAGATAACCAAATTAAAGTTTTATTAGACCAATATGCTTCTTCATTTGGTTTAGAAATTTGGAGAAAATATTTACCTTCACTTTCTAACATTGAAAACGCAATTAAATATAATTATCCGCTTAACCAACTTGTTGAATATTCATTTATACCATCAGAATTGTTAAATTTACACGTTAATTTATTCCAACAAATTTTTGTAGGAGAATATGTACAATCTCTTAAAACTGAATATATTCAACTTTTAATTTACGGTGTGCAAAATACACAACTAGAAAGTTTATTAAAACAATATGGTATTAATGACGTTTTATTAGGTATTTATAAATTATCAGCACAAATTAGAAAATTATTAATGGCTTACCAAGAACTTTACATTACACCTTCAAAAGCTTTAACAATAAGCGAATATTTATCAAACCCAACACAATTATTACAAAAGGTATTTTCGGAATTTCAAGTTCCTAACGATTTACAAAATGTTTATTTTGAATATGCAAGAAATAGAAGAATTAGCAGGTATGTCCATGATATTATTACTACGATTAATTTATTATTTGAAAAACAAAAAATTGATTTAAATACTGCACAACAATATTTACAGCAATTTAAAAAGTATGGTTTAACTGATGAAGAAATACAATTAATAATATTAAATTGGCAATTACGTTCAGCTCGCTAAATAAATATAAAAAGGAAGACAATAGTACTGTGCTATATACATAATATTATATATACGCTAAGTGTGTTTATTTACGTAAACTAACATAACATAACATATGGCTTTACCGTACACTATTAACTATAAATTGCCCCTAGAATATTTAACTTTGCAAGAATGGAATAACTTCATACAAAATTTATTATTTTTAAATCAATACGGTTCAGCTCAATTATTACAATATTTCCAAAACGGTAGTTTTCAAAATTTAAATGAAGTAATTGCAAAGTATTTAAGTGTTGCAAGTTTGAAAATAAACGGTTATAACGCTTTACATAATTTGTCAGAGCCAGAAGCTTATACTTTTGGCATGGGAAACCAACAACCGTTTGAAAGTATGGCAAACAGACCGTTTTTTGGATTAGAAACTATAACATTGCCAACTCTAAACTTTCAAGTACAATTACAACCGTTGGCTAAACAATTACAACTATTAATTCCAAATTTAATAAGTAAAATTACCGTACCAAACTATGTAGCAGGCACTCAATTTCAATTTTCCGGTTCTACGACTGTACAAAATTTAATACAAAATTATTTTGACCCTTCATATTTACAAACTTGGAGAGAAATAACAATTCAAAATTTAGGCAATAACGCAGTACAAATAAACAATGCAATATATTTAATGCCTAAACAATGTTTAAAAATAACTGCGAGTTCTCCATCAGAAATACAATTAACTGCACAAAGTCCGACTTTGTTAAGTGAGATAATTAGTTTTACTGGAACTCCAATATCTACTTATGTAATTACAATAACAAATAATCAGCCATACCCAACACCTTCACCGTTTCAACAATTGCTAATTCTAAATTTATCAACTCTTTTATCAAGTGCAAGTCAGCTTTTAAACTTGCAATTTTGTTTAGACCCTCAATGTAATACTCCATTATATGCTTGGATTGAACAAAATAATTTAACTAATGCTTATATTTGGGTAAAAATCCCAACTTCAATTCCAGCAAATGGTTCATTAACTATTTATATGTTTATACAAAATTCAATTCAATACCCTTACACTGGAATGGCCCCATATTTATCTTCTACATATGCACAATATGATAATGGAGGAAATGTATTTAATTTTTATGATAATTTTAAAGGGACTACATTAAACCCGGCATGGACAGTCCCTTCAGGTTTTAGTTACCAAGTAAATAACGGTTTTATCGCTGAACCTTCCAGCGGTTCTGCTCCTTCTGCATATAATTTAAATGTTCAAGAAACATCATCGATAATAGCAGAATGGGCTTTAAATATGTCATCTACCACATATTCTAGAAATTATACATATTTTCAGCTAAATAGGTATACAGGATACTCAAACATGCATATGTTAGGCGTATCAGGGTCTGATACACTTTTTAATAATAATACAAAAATTAATACTGTTTCTATTTCTTCGTCAGGAATACAAATTTTTGGAGTACGGAATGGTGGGACAACAGTAACATGGTATTATGAAGGTAATTCGTATACTAATAATTCTGTAACTGCAGAAACTGATTATCTTGCACTTGGATGGGCTTATAACGCACAAAGTTACAATTTTCCTACAATATATTGGGTTAGGACTAGAGCTTATCCTCCAAATGGAGTAATGCCTTCAAATTCTCAACCGCAACAAACTATAGTATTTGTAGGTTAATAAAACAATGACCATCGCGACTACTACTCAATGCACTGATGTTTACCAAATTGCTAATTTGTTATCTCCACCAAGTAAATATTCAATAATTTCTTCTTCACTATGGAATGAAATTGTACAAGATTTATATTTAACATATAGCGTATTTCAATATATTAATTTTTTATCAGCATTTCCATATACAGATTATATATTTCCTGCAATTCAACAATTTAATAATTTTCCGCAAAATTTTACGCCTTATACTTTTACCCCTTTACTTAATGCCCAAACGGGTACACCGCTTAACGCTGATGATTTTAACAACTTAATAAACGCAATTATAGAATTAGCAAATATGGCTAATATACAATTACAAACAAAATTAAATTATGTACAACCGAACGAAATTGTTAAAGCTTCGCAATTTGCAAATGTAATTTATGCAGTAAATCAATTATTAACTTTTAATTATAATACTTATTTTATTTTAAGTTGTTCAGGTGCCGAATTTATTAACCTACTAAGCACGCAAACTGCATTTTTAAATGTATTAATATACAACTTAAGCAATAACCTATCAGTTTCAAACAATACTTATATAAAAAATTTACTTTTAAATTCTTTGAGTCAAAACATTTATAACTATGGAATAATTGATAAATTAGTAATTGTATCAAGTAATGGAAACATTTATCTTTATAATGATGCATTTATTAACTCTTTAACCATAAATAATAATATTCAAAATATTTATGTAAATGATAGTTCTTCAATTGAAACATTATCAATTTCATACAATACTGGTAAAATTTACCTTAATGGAAATGCATTTATTAATACTTTAACCATAAATACCCAAAATGGTTATATTTATGTAAATGATAATTCCGTAATAAATAATTTAATTTGTAATACAAATGTAGGAGCAGTTATTATAGCACCTACTGCAGTAGTTATAAATAACCAGTGCACTTAATTATAATTTACAAAATACAAATTCTCTATTATCATCAGTTATGAAAGTCAAAATTGTACCGTAAAGTTTTTTCATCAATTCAAATCTATTCTCAGTCCAGTCATGAATAGCAATACAATATTGTTTATATTTCTGCAATTCTTCAAATCTCAAATTTTTTTCACATCCTTCACAATCCATAATAAAAATGTCAGTATTCGGATACTCTTTACCAGTCCATTCCCCATTTATCTCAACTTTTTCACAAATTTGAAATTCTTTGCAAACTTTTTCTTTAAACCTCTTGTTTAACTCACCACTTTTTTCAAAACCAATTACTTTTTTAGCGTCTTTCAAAAGAAAATACAAAGCAGAACTTCCGCAATCATTTCCAATTATTGTAATTGTTTTATCTTTAACATCTAATTTTCCATATGCTAAATTAAATTCATACCAATAACAACATCCTAATTTACAAAAATAATCGTTATAATTCATGAACTTATTACCTCAAACAAAGCGTAAACTGTAGTAGGGCCTGTGGCCCAAGCGTAAACGTTTGCCGGGTTATTTACATGTATCTCTAAACTATCATTTGGCAAAATCGGAAAGTTATTATAAATGTTGTTACCAATGTAAACTATATAATTACTTAAGTTTTGTAAAATTATTCTTGCAGTTTGCAATGCCGAACCGGAATAAAGCGGGTTAGGTGTAGTACCAACATTAAGTTGTAAACCTTGTATAGTAGGAGGTGCTAAATATAACGTAAGCTGGTTTATTGTATTTGCCAAACCGACAGTTGCTAAATAAATATAAAAAAGTGAATAAGCTAAATAATTAGAAACAGCATAAACTGCATTTTGCAAAGGAATTCCTAATTGTTGAGATACAGAATTTATTAAATTGTAAAATGACGCATAAAAATTTTGTAAATCTTGTTGTACTACGTTTGAAATTTCTTGCGGTAAATTAACAAGCGAATTATAAAGTTGTTCATTACTGTACAAAATTGCGTTTATTTGGTCATTAGCAGTTGAAATAAAACCAGCAATATAAATAGGATCAAGTTCAGTTATTACAGGCTGGCCAGCAACATAAACATCATTATAAAAATAACCGGCATCGGCAATTATCCAATTCGGGATTACCAAATTCCCATTTTGGAGAATTGATGTTACTGCATTTCCGCCGGTTTGATATAATTGGTTTAATAACAAAACGGCAGTATTCCACATACTTGATGTCAAACGCTGGAATGGTGAAGCCAACAAATCCGAAATTGATGTATAAGTTACACTCACAATTATTATTTTCTTACTTGGCAAAAATAAACATGCACAGCACATATATTATATTATGTATATGTGCTGTAACACTTGTTGTAAATTAGTCCCGTAAAAATTGTTATTTGTCATAAATTACAAATATAATTTGGTAACAAGAAAATGAGTAAAACAATTTATTATGTACATCCTATGCACCACGATGTTTCATTTAAATTTGTAGCAAAAGAACATATAAAAATGTTAAAAGAAAAATATACAGTTTATGAAATACCAATTTTATCTTTTTACCAATTTACACCTTTTAAATTTCCAATTTCCATAATTCATCCATTTTTTTACAGTATGTGGTATTGGGGAAAAATTGAATTTTCATTCTTTGAAACTTACAGAACTAAAGTAAGTGCCGTTTTAGGTGTAGAAGTTGCAGATACTAATAAAATTGCCGAAAAATACATCAATTATGCAAATAATTACGCCGATGCAATAATATTAAATTCGCAGTGGTCAATTAACGCATTTATAAACTCCGGCTTAAAAATACCAGCTTATAAAGTCGTACATAATTTTAACCCAAAATTATTAGCAAATGATAAAGAATTAGAAATAGATAAACACGTTTCTTATATTGAAAAAATAAAAAATGAAAAGAAAATCAAATTAATATTTATTTCATTATGGCACTCGGATTTTAGAAAAGGAACCGATATTTTTCATGAAATAGCAAAAAAACTACAAAAAGAAAGAGATGATATTTACTTTTTAGTTAAAAGCGGTATGCCAAAAAATGATTTTAATGATTTAAAAATGTTTAATGTAACAGGAGTAGTAAGTTTTGATAATATAGTTAAAATGTACAGAATTTCGGATTTATATTTATTAACTTCAAGAGGCGGGAGTTTTGAATTAAACGGTTTAGAAGCGTTTATTTCAAAAATTCCCGCAATTGCGACAAAAGGCGGGGCGTGGGAAGAATATTACCCATCTCAATTAAAAGATTTACTAGTTGATCCTTGCAATTCTCCAACAGTTTTGCCGGGTAACCCAATACATGTAGGCCAGGGCGTGGAAATGTGTATTGATAAAGCAGTAAACAAAATTTTGAAAGTTTTAGATAATTATGATAATTACAAAGCTAAAATTGAAGAAAATCATAGTTTTTGGCTAGAAAATTTTAGTTACCAAAATGTGAAAAAACAACTAATAAATGTAGTTGAGAAATACATAAAATAAAACCAAAATAAACATAAAAAAAATATTTAAAATAGATTATGAAGAACTATAAACGTAAGTAAAACCAGTTAGCACTTTTATAAGTTTTAACTCATACCCAATTTTTTCGATTTCTTCAATTGTTTTTAGGACTTGCCCTTCTGCCAACCGCTGTTTTAAAGTAAATACTATAGCCTCATCACCTTCATCAAAATAAACTTGTATTCTGTTTACTGGAACTTCTACACCTAGCAACATGCTTAGTAATTTAGCAGTAACATCATGTCCAATTGCAGATATAAATTTTTGGTTTTGTACCAATTTTTTAGTATCATCAAGCGATATATTTCTTATAGCAACTACAATATTCTTTTTTGTAGGTATTATTGGCGAATTTAATAAATATAAATTACCCATTTTAAATCACCAACATTCTTGCATATAACTTAAAACTCTTTTTTCTGAAATTCCTAGCAATTTCGCTATTTCTGACAAAGTATAACCTTGTACTGCAAGTTCATGCACTAGCTTAACAAAATCTTCTTTGTTTTGTATTACATATGTTTTGTTTCCAACTTGTACCTCTTTTTTCATTTTGTCTATCCCATTATAAAATAAGAAATATGACATATTTATACTATACTCCACAAAGCTATATTCCTAATATCATATATACAACTCGGCATTCTTTTACTTTATTTGATTATAATCAAAGTAATGAAATAAATTATAGATGAAAAACAAATAAAATTAGAACTTATAATTATAATCACAATAATGCAATAAATTATTGACAAAAAAATAGAAAAAAAGAAAATAATTAGAAATAAGAAAGAATATAAAAATACCAAAACTAATAACAAGAAAAGAAAACAAAAAAGAAAAAATATTTAACTTAAATTAAAAAATTATTGAATTAAATATACTCGCTTTTTCATCCTTCCCGTTTCAGGGTTAATTTCCGTTTTTACGGAAATTAAACCCCTTTGTTGCAGTTTCTTTAACCTCGCTAACATATAATATTGATATTTTGATGCCCAAGCAAAATGAGATATTATATCTTCTTGCCATAATGAACCACCATTCTCAGCCAAAAGCTGGAGAATGGCTTTTTGCTTCTTACCCAATTTTTTCACGTTTATTTGTTTTTTCTCTCCTTCCATTTCCCTTTACCTCACTCTATATATCTCACTCCTCACTTTTAAATTTTTCTGTAAACTTATACACACAAATTTTTACCTTTACTACCTTTCTCCGTTTTTTAACCTTTTTAATCTTTTTCCAAAAGTAATACTTTGGAGAAATATACCTCTGCACGCCACAATTATAATTATAACTACTAACTAGTAACTAACTAATTATATAATATATAGCTTACAAGTTGTAAATTAACAAATTACAAATTGCAAAACTTATTATTAAAATATTAAAATACTGCAAACTTGCAAACTATAAATAATTATAACTTATAACTATGCAATATTGCAAATTAAAATTTAATATATAATAACAATAAAATAATAATAATAAAAAAAACGATAACCTACACTACTTATAACAAATGCGTTTTTTTAGTATATAAACCTAACTACACCACTTAATTGTATTACCCATGCAAAAATGTAAAACAGTATAACTAAAGCGTGAAAAAATTTTGCATGTAAAAGGTGAAAAATTTTTGCAAGTGCAAAGTATTAAACGCTTGCAAGTTTGCAAACCATAAAACTAAAAAGTTTTTACATCATGCGTTTAAATAAAAAGTTTACAAGTTTGCGAGTTGTAAAGTTAAAAGTTATGTAATTACGTAAGATGTTTAGTAACTTTATAATTCTCGCAAGAAAAATGTCTGGTTCCGCCTAATTAACAACTAACAATATAACTAGCTTATAGTTACGAATTTGCTAATATGTTTAGTAACTATTAGTTTTAAATATATGTCTGGTTCCGCCATATTATATAATATATAATTAACAAGTTGCTAATTACAAACTTAGCCAAAATTGTAAAATATATTACTAGCAAATTATTAATTAAAGCTTTCAAATATATGATTTTTACGATTTTTAAATAAATAAAGTTAAACATTTGCAAATATATTATTTCCAGTTTTTACGGTTAAATCTAATAATAATCTAATATGGATACTTTATTACAATTTATGAAATTGTATAGCTCCGAATTTTTTATTTAAATTTGCAAATAAATCAAGATAAAATATAAATAGCAATTTATATATTAATAATTTTTATAGCACCCCAAAAAAATTTAATAAAAAACCCAATTTAAAATGATTTGCAAACTTTTAATTTTATGCAAATTTAAGATATTTTGGAAAATTTTGAAATAATTGATTTTTAAAATATTATTAAAAATATAAAAACAAATGGTTTTTACGATATTTTTTGAATTTACCCCCCAAAATCACATAAAAACAAATTACC